CTTGTGTCGATGTAGGTGTATTTTTGCATGTGTCTATTATATCACTATTGTCATCCTCCCACGTCACTCTTTTTTTGAACACGTACTTGATAATGCCACCCGGTATCACCACTTCTCCTTTGACAATTTGAGCAGTAGTATTTTTTTTAAGTAGCAACACCACAATATCATCAAGCGTGCCCGGCTTAATTTTTATCGTGGAATCAATAGCAATCTCGCCAAATATATCCTCGACAAAGTATGAGTACCCATTCTTTAGTTTTTTCTCTTGAAAAATCATAGTGTTTGGGAATGCTCCCAGTCCTGACCATTTTGTCCATGCGGACAAAATGGTCAGAGTGGTTGCACTACCTACCGATCAGGCCTATTACTAGGCTGATACAGCAGCAGTTGTGAGCTTAGTCACGGCAGTTGGGATGATGCGGATATAGCCAGTGCGCTCGGTCCATCTTACAGCTTCGCGATCAGTTGTAATAAGGTTGATGTCAGCATTGTTTGCGACATTCCTAACTACGCCTGAGTTGAAGCGTGATGCAACAAGGCCTGATGCCTTGAAGCCGAGAATACAAGCCTTTCTCAAATCACCAAACAATACGAATGACTTATCAGCAGCTGTTGCAGTCTTTGATGGCATTGCTTCCACCAATACTTCAGGATAGCCCCACACTGTTGCAGGACCGGTCTGTGAAGGTGCCTGGTAGATATACTCACCAGTTGTTGCTTTGAGCTTGCGGATAATGCTCTTGATTGTGCGGTTGTAGTAGAACTTGGCGTTTGCCAATGCACCACTTGGAGTTGCATCGACCATGTCAAGCAAGTCATCTGCATCCATTGAAGCAAATGTCGTGCCTGTCATAGTGACCTCGTTCACATCGGTTGCGCGGAGCAAACCTGTGAAGCTTCCATAGGTGCTTGTTCCATCACCATCGAAGAATGCCAAGTCCTCAGCTCTTGCGAAGCCCTCTGCTACGCGTGAAGCCAAGAATGCAATGAAGTCAATTTCAGAATCCTCAAGAAGCTCAGATGTGAGAGTCACAATTGCGCCAAGCTTTTTGAGTGTTAGACTCTCCTGACCAAGAACGGCCTGAGTTGATCCAACGACTGCTGCCTCGTCCACCCAGTAAACAGTGACGTCGGTTGCAAGGTCATTCGCCTTGTACTCGCCCTTTGTCAATGGGATAGCTGTCATTTCTCTACGTGCCACGCCGTACTCAGTTATGAGGTGACGGATTTCGGCACTGAGCTCGCTGTCTATTGTGTAGCCAGCGTAAGGTGAACCAGTTGCATCTGAGGTCATTTCCTTAAGTCTTGTTTCATTACCAGTGAGCAAAGCTTTGGTAATTTCACGAAGACGGTTGGACAATTCCTTTCTCTTACCCTTGATTTCAGGGTGATAGATGCCGGCTTTCTTTTCTGATAAATCGCGCTGTTCATCAAGGTAAGACTTAATTTCTGACTTAAGTCCTGCTTCGATTCTCTTTCCCTCTCTTTCAAAAAGAGATTTGATTCCCTTTTCGACTTCGTCTTCCTCGTCTTTTTCAGACTTGTCACCTGCTCCCTCAGTAGGAAGCTCGTTTACCTTTGCGACTTCATCGCCAATCACAGCCTGATCTTCTGACTTTAGCTTGGCAACTTCACTCGCAAGTGCGGCCTTTTCTGCAGCTGAGGCGAACCCCTGCTTCATCAAGGCCTTAATACGCTTTAGTATTTCACTCATGATATTAATGTTACTTATTTTTTTATAATTCCTTACTTAGATGCCCTGTACCAAGGGGTGTATCGACCTTGTTGTTTGGCGGTACTACATCATCACTTTATATTGTTACTACTATCTCGCTCTCATAAGCGACCTGATTGCCTGATTGATTTTGCGCTTCTTGATCTGCTCTTGTGTCTTTTCCTCTATCAAAGTACCCACTACGTCATTTGTGAGTATTGAATTAATTATCTTTGACACCCGGCGCAATTCCTCAGTCTGCTTTTCCTTAATGCTTACTATGGCCTTGAATACCTTTGTGTTGTAGGCTTGCTTTGGCTCTACAGTTGGTACCTCTACAGCCTGATCTTCCTCTTTTTCCTCAATGACTGGTGCCTCAGTGACTTCTTCCTTAATCTCCTCATCCACCTTTGCTTCTTCAGCAGGTGCTTCTTCTTTTATCTCCTCAGCTTCCTTTTCTAATTTATCTTCGTCATCCTCCTCACTTCCAAGTGTGTCAATATCAATACCTTTTGCCTTTGCGAGCGCGCGGGCGTTAGCCGGGACAGATACAGCCGACACCTCCAAAAGCTCGGCAGTTTCTATGGTGTAGTAGTCAGTACTGCCATCCTTATTGCTTTTGAATCCGGTAGGTATGAAGCCCACAGAGAAAGCGTTGAGGAATCCTCCGGCATATAAATCAAATATGACCTTTGCCTTTGGGTTTTCGTTTATTGCGAAAGTGATTTTGCCTTGAAGTTTTTTTGCTTCGACTCTTACGTTTGAAGCCTTGCCTATTACTTCGGCCGCATCGCCGTAGTTGTGACTGTTAAGAATGACTGGGTTTTTCTTGAACATTGAAATGTCCCACCCATCCTGTAGGACAACATCTCCGTGGCGATCGACATCCTGTGTGGAGAATATCGCCTCGAGCGTACCCATCTCCTTGTCAATGGATTTTACTTCCACCGGCATTTGGATGTACGCTTTCTCCCCTTTTATAAGTTGCTGCTTCATAATGATTTTAATAATTTGATATTGACTTTTTTTATAATTAGATCACGCACCTGCAATTGATTACCTCCTCGGCTGAACCTTTGGGATCGCCCGGCATCATCAGTCCATTGCTGAATGGCCGGTCAATTGGTCGCTCCTCACCATCGACTGCTACGTGAGAGTCCCTAGTTGATCCATCCATAACCGCCACCCATATCTTTGTTGTCATCCCTGCCTGTTTGTAGCCCTGTAGCGTGCCATACTGCGTGCTGTTGTGTACTTCTGTCCTTGCTATAGTACCTGCCCTTGCCTTGCGCACGTCGCCATACAGTTGCTGTATCCTGCTTATCAAAGCCTCTCTACCCTCCCCGGCTGTTAGGCTTGCTTCGAACTCGTCTTTGAGTGCATCAAATGTTGTCTTATTGATTTGGGTAAGGAATACCTCAGCTCTGTTGTCGAGCCACGTCACGATATCACTGGTAAGGTTAAAAGCACCGGCTGATCCACCAAACTCCATAGCATCGATACCGGCCAATTTGAGTAAGTCCGTTAGAACAGGCACGAATGTCTTTTTTCCTATCTTTACCTCAAGCTCTATATTCAAAAGCTCGTCCATGTTTGCCTTTCTGAAGTATCTCTTTTGCTTAAGTGAGCCGAGCACTCTTTCTTCCTGCTCGTTCAAATATGCCTTAAGGTCTTTCATGAATAAGCCCTCACGCTTGTCCATGCGCTTAATTTGCATATTCCAGTACAGTCTGCGCATATCAAAGTCCTTTAGTGGATGCTCAACATTGGCTTTTATGCCCTTGGTACTTTGTCCTTGATCGCTTGATGACTCACTTCCTAGCGGTGCCATGTTGAATGGCACCAAGATATCATCTGCGCCTGATATAGAATCAAACGCCATGCCTATGCCGTTGAGTGCCTCGCGCTTTTCGTTAGTAGTAAGCGCATTGATTGCACTTGCGGTTTCGATATTCTTTCTTTTCTCCTCAATGTTCTCAGGTGTTGGATCAACATAAGTAAGCTCCTTATCCATTGGGAATAGAGCATAGTCAAGTGAATCAGTAAGTGTTTTGAGCAATGGCTTTATTGTTTCGCGCAAGAATATAGCCCTGTCTGCGTTTGCATTATCGAACTTGACGTCTGATGTAGATGCCAACATACTCTTGGGCACGCCTGTTAGTATGCAAATGTCCTCAAGTGTCATTTTCTTTGCCTCAAGGTATGACATTTCCTGTGGCGTAAGGCCCATGGTGACATAGTCAGCATCACCTCCAAGGAATAGTGGGCGCCCGGCTTTCTTTGCACCGGAGTACTCCTTTTCATATTTGTCCTTTATCTCCTCAAGCTGATGTGCAGTTAGTGGTCCAGTCTTGAACTTGAAAACGCCCTCGACTTTGCCTCCATTATCAAGTATGCGCGAGTGATAGCTTGCGATTTGCACTTCTGTTTGTATTGCGCTCACCCCTGCCTTAAGTAGCGATATGCCATTCATTGGGCTTGCCGGGTTCGGGTTGTGTATGTAAATTACTTCATCCTTTTGGTATGTGATTGTGCTCTCTGCTGTCCTGTACTGGTACTCCTTGATCAAGCCATCCTCGCCAAACTTCTTAGTGACTAGTGTCGGTATAAGCAAATGCAAGCCAGTCACTTTTGCGTTCTCATATATTTTGCGGTCTTTCTCAATGAGAATATACACCTCACCTACTAGGTCGTAGTACTTTTGATACAGCTTCCAGAACTCAGTGCCTGAGAATACTTTATTTGGCTTATACAAAACATCAAGGACAGGATCATTGTCTATTTTATTCCCTGCCTTGTCTTTAAGCACAAACTCTACTTCACCGACCTTATCTGACCTCTTTGCAACTGCTCGATTTGTGTACAGCGAAATGTCGTATGCATTAAGGAAGTCTGAGCTACCCCATGTCTTTTGATTAATCGGTAAAGTCCCGGGCAATATACCGACGTATTTTTTTGTCCTTAGCGCACCTGTAATTGATTTTATGAAGTTTCGGATTTCCATAGTGATGCTTTGTTTTGCATCCCTCGGTTTTTCCGTAAGGAGTAATATGACACTATTGTCGCAATAAATATCTAAAGGGTCAAGTGCTTATCCACTATACCGCTCTACCTACTTGAAAAGTCCTGCTGATCTCACTTGACTTAATGTTCACAATCTCCCCTTGGGCTATAGTTAATTCTACCACAATTTTACCCCAGTCAACACGCTGTGACTCCTGGTGCAAAAAGCCGAGCAACAGCTTTTCGTTTTTAGTAGAAGCCTCGCGCATCGGCACGTCGTTTATTTTCTTTTGTTGCTCTTGAATCATTATGGACAACGTAGGACTTGAACCTACTGCATCGGCGGCCAAGTCGATGCTTCCAACTAATTGTCCTTGCATATATTGTATGCGATTTCATACAATCGTGAAAGTACTCTACCTGTGGATAGTCATGTTGATCACATCATTCTTTCTTCATCCTTACCATTGCTTGAATTAGTATATATCTTTCAATTCCCAACGTTATCGCAGTCGCTTGACATATTCCTCCGAGTGGTAGCCAGCCATATTTTAATTCTTTGTTTACTTTCTCACTTAGATCAGAAGTACTATCTCCCCAAATAATTTGATAGTGTTCCATATTCATACAATTATATTGTAATACACTTATACAAACCCGACAAATGGTTGCTCAGCAAATGTCAGATAAAATGCTTCAGCAAAGTCAGGTGATGCGCCAGTCCTTGCTTTGAGGTCAGCCTTTGGCTCCATCTGTATTTTACGATCAGATAGTGTTTTGTATTTGAGCCATGTAAGCTGTACCCATTCATCGCGCTTATCTAGCCTAGTATCATCTGCCATGATCCACTTTCGTGCTTCCCAGGATAGCTCAGCCTTAAGGTTTGCGAATGATTCCGGCGCATATACTGCCGGCTCGCCTACATTGACAGGGTTGATTGCAATACCAAGCTCCTTGAGTCGGTCGCTTACACCTCGGCCAATACCGATGTCGTCTAGGTTTACGTCATCCATTGATATGCCGTACTCCTCCATAAGCTCCTGCACAAGTGCCACGTTTGTCATCGTGTCATTGCTTTTGTTTTGGCGCACCACGCACGCCATGCGCCCCCACCTGACCACAAACACGTTCCAGTCACCTCCGCCTCCGATGTCGCCCCCGAGCTTAGGGCGTATCTTGAGTACACCGCCATTTGCCTCCTTTGCACTCGCCATAGCCGCCTTTAGTATTTCGGGCGTGACTCCGAACTTCACCTGTTCAGGCATCACGAGCAATCTGTAGCCGTCTTTGTCCATAACGCTTAGATCCGGGAATAAGCACTCAAACAAAATATCAAACAACGGCTTTGACTTTGCCTCGTTTATAACATCCGCTTGATACCGCCCCTCCTTTAATGCTTGCACGTAGTCAATGAATATCCTGTGATATGTACCTACCTGTAGCCATGTCTTTAAGAAGTGGCTGTTTGGTGGTGCCGAATAGAATGGGTTGCCGATTTTTATATAGCAAGCATCTGGTCCTTTACCTGCAATCATACGGAATATGGTTGCCTCAGTGTTATCTGATACCAAGCAAAACTCGTCACCAATCACAATTTCAGCACCAAGTCCCATCGCTGCCTCAAGTGACTTCTTGCTGTTTTTCTCGTCAGTTGATACCACGAATATACCCCCTCCATTGTTGAGCATGACACGTTCCTTGTTTTCTTCCATGCGTAGCTTCTCGAGCCGACTATTCCTTTCTAGCTTTGTATAAAAAAGCGGATTGTCGCCAAGGTGCTCGATGTAATAGCGCATTATGATTTTTGCCTTTTCTTTGCTAGGCGCTACTATGACCACCACTTTACCAAACACACATGTGAGCACTATTGCTGCAAGCGCCACCCACAGTGACTTGCCGTACTGCGTTGAGCATATGATCTGCACCCGGTTGTGTCGGCGCAAAATGATTGAGCCGAATATATGCAGTTGACCGAATGTGATTTTTTTGTCGCCACTATCGTTATCTACACGGAAAAAACTCGCGAGCTTGAGCAAATATATTTTATCCCTTGACCTCATCTCCGGCAGGGATGGCTTCATTTCCATTCCCGACCTGTCCGGCATCAGTGTGTCCGGCATCAGGTGCGCCAACGTGTTCTTGATTATTGTTGTCGTCGTCATTTGGTTCATTTCTTAATTCCTCGCCTAGCTTGCGTATCTCTTGGGCCATGCCATCAAACAAGTCACGCCCATTGGCACCGGTTGCTTCGACCCTGGTGCTGAACGTTTCTTTTTGTGTGCGCGATAGCCACCATGCCGCCCAGTTTACGTCCTTGCCCGCTTGCTCCACGATCTTCTTTTTTGCATGCATGTCAGGCTGTCGCTTAGCAATGTGTTTTATGGTATAGAAATCAGGGTGTAGCATTTGAAAGTACTTAAGTTGCATTTCAGTAATCCCTGCGTAGCTTATGGCCTCATCGTCCGTATAATAAAAACAATACGCATCTACAAGCTTTTGCAATCTTATACCTCCCTCAACTCCTACCCACCATGCTTTTGCATCACTATTAAGCACTTTCAGTTCACCTACGCGTGGGTCCATGAATGTATATGCATATGGGTCTTTTGTCTGTGACACTCGTCTGTTCTCCGCCATAGGCAATGACCGCTTACCTTTTACAGTGCGATTGCCCGGTGTCAATTTTACAAGTGCTGTGTCTGATGGTTTTTCCATAAGTCTTTATATATTCTCTGTTGAGGTGACGATAATAGGGTTTTCAAGCCCAGGACCGAACAGGAGCTACCTGTACGTCATTTATGGACCCATGCGTTCGATGTTATCTCCCTACACAGTTCGCCCTCACTTTGACAAGTGTACCGCAGATCATCTCTGCACAGTCGTCACTGTGTTTGACTTTCAGCGTTCGCCCCCTCAACAGGGACTACAAAATTACTCGACACACTCCATTTATCAGCAACTCCGTTCTTTATGATTTCAACTTTACCTCCAGTATAGTCTACATACCTTTGCACTATGACATCAACAAACCTAGGATCAAGCTCGATTCCGTAGCATGTCCTGTCTGTTTTTTCAGATGCAATAATTGTACTACCTGAACCTAGGAACGGATCAAGTACTATGTCGCCGGACTTTGAGCTGTTTACGATTGCGTACGTTATGAGCTCAACTGGTTTTTGTGTTGGGTGTACGTATTCGTTTACCTTATCTCGCTTCATTGTCCATATGGTAGTAAGTCCTGCCGTTTCAGCACGCTTTTCTCTCTTTACCCATTCAATCAACTCTTTTTCAGTTTTGTGTATGTCTATGATTGTTGAGTTTGTCCTATCACCATAAAATACTATTTTTGTGTCTTTCTTTCCTGCATAGAAAAATGGCTCGTGCTTCCATCGGTAGTCACCCCACCCCATGCTTGCTGTTGGCTTATTCCAAATCAATTGAGAACGCACCTCAAGTCCTGCTTCCTCGAGCGCCATACGAAATTGGTCCTGCGTTGATGAGCTATGAAATATATACCACCCCGCGCCATTCTTTACTGCACCAACAGCACTTTTGAAAAAGTCTAAAAGGAATACATCAAAGTCTAGCTTTTCCATGTTGTCATTTTCAATTGTGTTTGATGTTTTTTCTCCTCTACCAGAGTAGTTCACGTTATATGGAGGATCAGTAAATACCATATCCGCCAAGGATTTTTCGAGCAATTTTTCGTACGTGTCTAATATGTGGGGATTCCCGCATATTAGACGATGGCGCCCTAGATTATATATATCACCAAGCTTTGATCGATAAGTGTTTGGCATGGATGGCACAACGTCGTCTTTGTCATCATCCTCGAGCACAAGGTCGCGCGAGAAGCCGGTCAGGTCAAGCATTGGCAGTGATAGCTCTTTCAATTCGGCAATCACCAATTTCATATCCCAGTCGCTTTCGTTGAGTTTGTTATCCGCGAGCCTGTATGCCTTTATTTGCTCCTCAGTTAAGTGCTCGGCTCTAATCATGGGCATCGTGTCGAGTGCAAGCAATTGCGCCGCAAGGTGGCGCCCGTGGCCGGCAATAAGCTCGCCATCCTTTGTGATAATACTCGGCACCAGAAAGCCGAATGCCTTTATGCTTTCAGCAATTTGCTCGACCTGTTTTTTCGGGTGTTTTTTTGCATTTTTGTCGTACGGCTTAATGTCCGACAGCTTTACGTATTCAATCTTTAGCTCAGGCAGTTTTTCCATGATCTTTAATTAATGACCATACTAATGCAATTATCCACCCGGCAAGTGTCCACCCTGCGACAAGATTGAGTGCTGTTATCGCATTGAGGTTATCTTTCTTGCGCCAATACGCAATCGTCATAGGGATAGTATACCCCATTGTAAACACGGATATGAGTATCAAGATTGACCCGACAAATGTTCTGTTCATTTGAATATATTAATTATCTTCTTGTACCAGGGTATTGCCTTAATGCCTTTCTCGTCGAGAAGCATAGTAAGCATCTGCTCGGTGAGCTTTATGTACCCGCTTAGTGTCATGGCTGTGTAGTCCACTCCAAGCTCAGTGATGCAATACTTCTTGAGCTCGTCAGCAATTTCCTCCTGCTTTTTGAAAGCCTCAAATACTTCCGGGTGTTCTTTGGTTAGTATTTGACCTGCCTGTGATGCCGGCCCGATGTAATACACCTCATCCCACAGTATTTTCTCAGTGATCTCAATTTCCTTGCCATCCCTAAGTAGCTTGTGCTTTTTATTGTTAAATCTATCCTGAGCCGTTTTGACTAGCTCAGATGCGAACTCTTTTGCCTCATTGACCTTATCAGTTAAGGCGTAGAGTTCTTTTAATTTGTTGCGTGTTATCATATGTTTATATTATATCATACTTTGATTAATGGCGCCATACTATACGATTTGTCGCATTACCCCCTGCCGGATCAAGAACTACTTCGACCTTATCCCCAACTAGCAAGCTGATATTGCGTACCCTTAGCTTTCCTCCCATGTAACATGTAATGACCTTGCCGTCCTCCATCTCTACCCTGAACCTCATGTCGGCAAGCGCCTCAGTTATTCTACCCCTTGGATTTGTTTGCTTCATTGTATCTCCTTGTATTTTTTTAATGATCCATCAGCCATCAATTCCACTACCTGCCCATTCTCATACCTCACTTTTTTGGCTCCGTGCTTCCTAAGCATCATCTTTTGAAACTCATCTCTTTGTCGTAATTCCTTATAGTCCGCGCTCCTCGCCACTGGTGGATGCTCAATCACCACATCAGGAGTGTACATAATTTGGTACGATAGCGTTTTCATTCTGAGATAGAAGTCAAGGTGCTCTGATACTTTTAGCCTGTCATCCCATCGTATTTGAGCAAACATGTCCTTACGCATGAGTGCAAAGTTTAGCACACACCCGGTCCTGCGATACTTGATGCCATTGTGCGCTTTCCACTTTGGCTTCTCAGTTTGATGCACTATGGTGTCGCCTACAATTTCAGGAGTAAACTCAAAATGAATATCAGTGCCCAATTGCCTTACCAATCCACCCACAACTCCACAGCCTGGGCATGATTCCATGATCTGGATCATTTTGCCGATGTCCGTTTCGTGTGAGAACACCATATCGTCATCAAGTATAAGCTTGTATTGATTTGGTGTGGTAGTCACGAGGTGATTTCTTGCATATGATAGCCCACAGTCGTACGGCAAGTGCTCAACTGATACTCTCTTGTTGAGTCCGGCATCGTATAAATCACTTCTTAGCTTCTTGTAGAAGTCCCGATCAAGCACCTCGTTTTGGTCAGCAACATATATGTTTGCCATAGGATACTGCTCTGCAATAGACATGAGCAATCTCCTTAGTGCCTCCGATCGTTTGAATGTGGTCACACAAAAATCAACATACTTTGTATCGTTTTGCCTTTTAATCACTGTGTGATTTGGCTTGTAGTCCTTTGTGCCGTTCATCGTGATTGTGTACTCAATACCGTACTTGCTGAAGAAGTGCTCCTTATCCCCGCGTCTATTTCGGAATGCTGTATACTCAGCAGCTTGTTCTGTGTTGATGTGTGTTGGCTTATGTACCACTACGGCATCAGGATTAAACGCAACGCGCCCTCCGGCATCTTTGAAGTCAACAAACCACGTAAGGTGCTCATATGATACCTTTATCTTTTCGTCCCACGGCACTCGCTTTATTGCCTCAGTCCTTGCAACAAAGTAATTGAATGTGAGATCAACCTTTGCGTACCTGATGTGTGAATGTTCGTCGTAGCTTAGTGCGCCATTATCCATTACAAATGGCCTTATATGCATGTATGTTGGATACTTTTCAATGTACCCTTGATAGTTTCGAAGTATGCCGTGTTCTGATACCCTACCACCAACAAGATCAAACTCTGGATGTACCTCGAGCAACTTCTTCATACCCTCTACGTTTGCACTAGGCGTATAGAAAAAGTCATCATCACCTACGAGTACATATTCTGTTGCAACGCGCTTCACAAGCTCATTTCGGGCCACACACACCCCTGAGTCATATGGTAGTGGTATATACTCAACTCCCCTTGATTTGCAAAACTCACGCATAGCCGGCTGATCACCTGCGTTATCTCCCACGAGTATGTTTATCTCAGGATAGTTTGCCTTTAGCGAATCAACGCAAGCCTTAGTGTACCCGGCGCGTAAGAAACTTATTACAATTGCTGTGACGTTTTTCATTGTTTTAATCCATCAAACTTACCCACCAATCGAAAGTCAAGAACATGACCAGGCCGACCGTGCCATACACCGGGAGTAAGATAAAAAATAATGTCTTTTTGTACATGTTAGCTTTTTAGCTGATTGCGAATCATTGTTGTGCTTACTCCTTTTGTGTATGGTACCAATCTTACTTCTATCCCTGCAAGTTCTATTTGGTTACGCCCTGGGAAGTCTTGCCAATCATCACCCCTTATATACACAAAGTCTTTAAGCGTTAGCGTTCCATATGAGTTCCTAATTAATTTGATGACAAAATCTACAATTTGCGTTCCAGGGTTTCTCTCATATTCATGCGCCACTTGTGTCACCAGTTTTGATTGAAAAAGATTACTACTCCTATGCTCGAGTCTTTGTACTGTAAACCTCCCCTTGTTTTGATACGTTGACAAATCGTCATGCAAGAATACGACTACCTGGTCAGCGCATATATTCATATACTTTAATAGGTTCGCGTGCCCCTCATGGAAGCAATCAAATACTCCGGCAGTGATTGCAATTTTCTTTTTCATACTTTACTACTTAATTATAAACCAACACCTCTGTTTTTTGTTGACTGGAATAGTCAGCTCGTCTACTGCCCGCTTTACCCCAGGCCAACTGGCGGTATAGTCATCTCCACATACCACTTTGTTTGCCCTAGGTAACGCATTAAGTATATCGAGCTTCACATCTTCATACTCGTGCGAGCCATCGATGTAAATGAGGTCTGCTTTTACGTCTTTGAGTGGTCCAGCAAATGCTTGCGCTGATGTCATCTTTAAGCAGACAATGTTATTGTACCCGGCTGTGTTCTTTACAAAATTATAGTACTGCTCCTTTGCCGCCTCTTTCCAATCTCCATGCAAATAATTGATTCGCGTAATCGAATCAAATGGATCAATAGTTACTACTTCCTTGATACGATCAGCAAACCATACAGCCGATAGCCCGACAAAAGTACCAATCTCAATTACAGTCTGAACATTGTACTGCTTGATCAGCATCTCGAGAGTGTCTTTGTTTGTTTGGGGAAACCATCCCTTAATTTCTTCCATGTTATGCTATATCGAGTGGAAACCACCACATAAATCTAATAATGAAGCCGTGATAGTTGTTTTTTCCAAATGCTACGCCACCGCCAATTACTGTGTGTATTTTGATAAACCCGCACTCAAATAGGTGCCACCCAATGCCGTCCACCATCCATGGTCTACGCTTGAAGGGCTTACACCAAAATTGCCATTTGCCGATTATTTTTTCCATGTTATTTGTTGCAGTTCATTTTAGCGAGTTCCCTTTTCCTAATGCTGTTGGCCCTAGCAGTCCATGCCTTAGTTTGAAACTTTGGCGTGTGATTCTTGATGTCAGCACGACTCATTAATTTGCGAGCAAGTTTTGTCTTTTCCATCTTTTACTTTTATATAATAAGCACGATACCCGCTGCTAGTACTCCACCCAATAAAAGCGACCCGATCGTATGCTTTGACCCACTCATGAGCGATACTATGTAGTAAAGAATGAATGTCAGTATGATCCACAATCCAATTTTTTCCATTGATATTTGATTAATTTTAAGCGCTTCGTTTATTATTCGGCCCATCTGCCCAATCCCACTTTGTCACCGGTGTCCTCCACTCATGTCCATACTTTGCCTCGAGCACTGCTATAGGATCAGCCGGTGCCGGGTAGCTTTCGTTTTGAAAGTACATCGGCTTAATGTTTTCAATCAGCTCAGCATTGTACTCGTATGTTATAACGTCATCAGGTAAGTTGCGCCCGCCATTTCTGAATGCATGGAACACCCTATACTCGCCATCTCTGCGATAAAAAAACAGGTCTATTTTTATGCCATCGCGCCTGAATGCAAGCTCAAAATACTTATCAAAATCTCCCAATTGATGCACTAAGTCAATGCCTTGCTTTTGTAGCTCAGTAGTTAGTGCAAACAGCTTCATTGCTGTCCAGTCCTCCGCAAATACGCCAATATCCATATCTAAATCGTGCGCAATAAAATCGCCCTCCCTAACAGCACCAAGGAGCGTGCCGTCAATAAGAAAGTGTCTGATGCCGTACTCGGTAAGAACAAGGTGCATGTCATGCAAAAGTTTAGCAGCATGCTCTCGGTTCATAGCTTTTTGATTACACTAAGCACCTTGTTAAAGATTGCCTTGTCACTCAGGCACCCCACGAGTGCATCAAGTATTGACTGCCTCGTGACAGTTTTACCGGCAACTTCGCCCATCATGATTGATGCTCGAGCCAAGTCCCTTGACTTCTCAGGATCAATAGAATACGTTTTTCTCTTTTCTTTAATCATTGTCATGTATACATTATGACTCTTTTATTTTTTCGTGCAATCGTACTACTGTGGATAACCGAATAAAAAAGGAGGGTATTGTCCCCTCCGTGTTGCCTAGGCATGCTCTACCTTTGGCGCGCTCAGCCCGGCAAGTTTTTTGCCACAGTACGCAGACAAGAACGTTGGTATCTTGCCACGCTGTAGTCCTTGATTTATCCTGTGGATATCGACGGCATCGCGCACCTCCTCAGGATACGTGTCGCATACCGCCATATAGATCACCTCAAGCGTTGTACGCTCGATGGCACTAGCCAAGGATTCTACGGAGTTCACGATACACCTCCTCGATTTGAGCTTTGGTGAGCCGTCTGCCTTTGTGCCTGATGTAGAACATCGTGCCGTCAGCAGGTAGCCACACTTCGTTGAGTTCACGTGCGATTGCCGTGCCGTCTTGCACCCCAAAAGTGGCGTGAAAATGGTGGTGGCGGTTCGCATTGACCCGTACAAGGTTGGAAGGAGTGTCCTTGCCTCCCTTGCTTCTCGGAAGTCGGTGATGAATGTTACTTGCCATCTCACTTTCTCCTTTTCCATAGGTTGAGAAGATAGTCGCCCATTTCGTCAGGGATTTCCCTGTTCTTCGCCCAGCGTGCATAGAGTTCGAGAGGCTTGAGCTTTCCCTTTTTCCTTTGTGCGAACACATAGGTTTGGAAAAGCTGAAAGTCTTTCATCTCTAGTTTGTCTGCGGTAGCTTCTACGAGCAGGTACGCTTGCATAAAGAACCTTTTGTTAGAGATTCGCTGGGTATTGGATATATAAGGCAAGGTTTGACTTGCAGTACCAATGCGTTGGGAATAACTGCAGTTAATTACGGCTCACTGTCCGCCACTTATATATCCAATTTTCAACGAACCTCCTTTGATGTATATGTGTGAGGGTGGCAAGGATTTGACGAGAGATATTTTACTACCCGACATTCCATTTACTGAATGTTTTTATCAACCATTGGTTGTTACTCGTATAGTCACCTTGCATAGCATAGTAGTGCCTTGTCTTTGACTTAGCTAAAAGTCGCACATCTAGCGTTTACCTATTCCGCCACACCCTCACACCTATACACCAATTTTCTAATCGTATTATACCTCCACGATCTCAATTTCTACACGTGGATAACTTTTGTCAATAAAAAACTCATCACTAAATCCACACACAAACTTCCTAGAATCATTCTCAAGTACCCCGGCAATTACTAGCCCATCGTTTACAAACTTTTTGGCAAATGCGACATTGTCCGTGTCCTTTCTTTGATCCTTACAGTACCACTTGTACGCTATCCGTACTGGGTACTTTGCTACTGGTTGAAGCCTTGCAATCCTAGCCTCGTATGCCACGCGCTCAGTTTCGCTTTGCTTAATGCTATTGCCACTCCATCGGTTGCCATTAAGCGCCTTGATATAAGTGTTGAGGTCGGTCAGCTCGCCTTTGATAGTCAACTTGGTCATTCACCTATTGTATCAAACAATGTAAGATCATTCACTTGATAAATTGTATTGATGACTTTTTGCTGTTCTCCACTCCACATGATTTGCTCTTTTAGCAATTCGCTGAGCGTTACAGTTTCAATATCAGCCATAAAGTACCCCTCCTGATGCCCGGTCACTTTTGATATAACTGCATGCCTCGGCACTTTCTCATTGCGCAAGAACTGCCCGGCTTTCCTTGTTAGGCAGTAGTATCCTTTTTTGCCTTTCACATATGCTATCAGTCCATGGAAGCGTGGCCTTGATAAGTTTGTAAGGTACCACTTATTTTTGCCAGTAGTATCCATCTCGCGCGCCGGGTGCACCTCGTTTACTCCTTTTTGGACTATCTTGTCCAGTATTGCGAGCACCAGTTTTGCACTTCCTTTGTCGAGCCCGAGCAGGTAGTTTTTTGCTTGCCCGCAACATTCACATACATCAGTTTTGAATAACTTTGTCATTGTATTTTATTTATATGTAACTCTCGATGCTCTTTTTGGTTTTTGAGAAGCATCAAATTAGTAATTTTATTGTTTTGCCGATTGCAATCGATGTGATGGACCACCTCTTGTGGCTCAAGTTCCCTGCCGATTTTTTTCTCTATCATGTGCCGGTGTTCTAGGACATATACTCCGGTTGCTATCCTGATACGGACGTATCCGTTTCTGTCTATATTCCGACCACCTTTCCAGTTACCGTTCTTGTTTGCTCTGTTTGCTTCCCCAATTTTTGACCGGTGACTCTGTGATGGTTTTTTTCCGAGCATACCACGCGGGTGCACCCCTCCATTCAAGTAAAATCTCTTTCTTATTTCACTCATTTTGATTCTAGTTTCCTTAGAGTGTTTTTTACCAGTATTTGCAAGTGATATTTTCATTTTTGTGTACTTGCTCGTTGAATGACCAAGTAGTCCTCTTGTTATATTTCGGCAGTGTTCTTTTGTCCTTGCGTATATTCCTGATGGCATGCTTTCATTGTATCAAGTTTCTTTTTCAAAAGCCAATTGAAAAGTGCCTGTGGTTGTTTTCCATCTTTCGCTTTGCGCATCATGTTATATATCTCATCAGCCGGCACCTTGCGTGTCCTCCCAAGCCAGTATTTGATGCGCTTGTTTATCCTAACGCGCTTTGCTTCTTTGCCGGCCCCAGGCGTTGCGCGCTCGAGCGCTTTCTCCTCGAGTAGTGTTTTGTCCTCGCCCATGAATACCAGTAGCTGTGCACAGTTGTCGGCCCTTAGTGAGTTGATACCGCCTTTAGTTTTTTGAGGTCTTTTTTGTATATCAGTTATCAACATTTTTATGCACATTGTGTCTGTTGGATCCTGCATAACTTAATTCTTAATAGTTTTAGTAATGTTATAAATTAAGGTCTATTAATCCTGTGCATAAGTGCATAAGTGTTTTTTGTTGTTATTTTAAGCCGTTTTACAAAACAACACCTGTGTATAACCTGGGGATAGCCGTCTAGCAACTTGTGAGTAGGACTTGCATTTTTGTCTGTTGTCCACATGTTGCCATCGGTTGTCCCCAGGTTGTCCCCACCCTACTTATCAACATTCTTATGCACATTGAACTTCCAATCTTTTACTGTAAGCGCCTCGTCTGATCCTGGTGTATTAAGCAGTCCCGGGCACACTTCGCTGATGCCTTTTACTACTGTTGACGCCTTAGTCGTGCTCCTGATTTTACTAACTCCATGCATTACAGTTGAGTGATTTCTTTTGTACAGTTTGGCAATCTTTACATAAGAAAGCCCTAAGTAATCGTGCGCCATGAACCACACAGCCATCCTTGCATCAACGAACGCCCTAAGCCTTTCATGACCCCTCATCTTTTCAATCGGCACGTTTGATGCGTTTGATATTATGCCCTCAATAGTAGCTACTCGCTCCGGTGTTTTGTCTTTTTCCATGTTATGGCTTATATGCTTGGAGACGTACAATTCCGGCTTCGCTTGAAAACAGTAAGTCCCCTTTTCCTAGTAATTTCTCAGCCCCGGCCTCATCTAACATCACTGTCGAGTCAACTGCTTTGGCCATTTTGAACACCACCTTTGTCGGGAAGTTCACTTTTGTATCACCATCAATGACTTTAGTACTTGCCCTTTGCGTTGCAATTATAAGATGCATGCCGGCTGCGCGCCCCATCTGTGCGATTGACTGTATGCTCTCTCCCACCTCGCCACCCATGGCAAGCTCAGCAAACTCATCTATCACAATTATTTGATATCGCATGTTGCCTACCTCGCGAATGTTTTTTGCCTTGAGCTTTTTCATCTCGCGATATCTCTGTTGCATTTTTTGTACCAACTCTCTCAGTGACTTTTTTATTTCAAGTTTGTCATCAACGTATTGCTTGACCTGTCCGTCATACTGGTTGAGCTCCACCTTTTTTGGATCAAAGATGTGCAGGTCAACGCTAGGAGTATCAATGAGCTGTTTAATTACATTGTTTAGAAATACTGATTTGCCTGCTCCACTCGAGCCGGCAATGATCATGTGTGGTGCCTCGCGTATATCGAAGCGGTAGCACTCGCCCATTACATTCTCACCAATCGCTATTTCAAAGCCCTTGGTTGCCGGTAGCGCCGGGAATGTCCTATCTTTGCGTGGCACCTCAAATCCTACCAATGAAGTGCCTGGAATTGGCGCTAGGACGCGTATACCTGCCACACCTAGCACTTGCTCTATGTCCTCAGCATAACTCTTAAGCTTGCTCATTTTGAGGCCTATAGACGGCACGTAGCGGTACAGATCAACTGATGCACCCTCCACTTTGTCCTCGAACTGTAGCATCATGCCGTGTTCAAGGAGTTTTGTTTGTATTTTTTCTTGGTTTGCCATTTTTGAATAGTTAAGGTTTTTTGCTGATACGAACTTCTCCTCTACCGATTTCATCAGCTTGCGCATGTTGCCGGCACTCTGTATTTGCTTCTTAAGCAGATCAGTAAGGTTAGTGACCCTGTGCTTTTTCATGAGCTCAGCTTGCTCAGCACTAACATCGAGGCGGTGTATGTAGCTGATGATTGCCACCTCGTTATCGTAGAATGCGTTTATGTTTGGTACGAACACCATCTCTCCATTAAGGGCGCGTGTCATGTCCTCATAAAAGCGAAAGAAGAAATCGAAGTATAAATCATTCTCTGCAAATACCATCTCGTACTCGCGCACCTGTGGACCTCCGTCTTTGTTCTTTGTAAGCTTTACCTCCTCGTATGTCATTGAGTACGGCTCCTCGCCATATGTTGCATACACCAGGAGATAATACATGACGGCCTGAATTATTTTTGCTCCGTCTATCTTTTCAGGATCACTGAATGACTGACACGTTTTGTAGTCTACAATCTTGAGCTTGCCATCTTTGCGTATGATCTTGTCTACGTATCCCTTGAGGCGCACCGGCAAGTTTAGCTGATTCCCGCGCCACTCCACATTCACGCTCTGCTCCATCTTTTCCTCGCACGCAATGAGTTCTGTACCATCATCGTATGGCATTGTTGTCACGTAGCTGTTGAACCCTTGCGCGAGCATCTCAAGCGCTTTTTGTTTGTTTGGTACCTTGTCTGTATAAGATATAAATGACTCGTTGTATGCATCAAGGAAAGCCATCCCAGTCTTTAAGCCATACTCTATGGCCTCGGCTTCACTTGTTACCGGCATACTGTCATTGCCTCCGTAGTACGTTTCCATAGCCTTGTGAAATGCCTGGCCAACAATTGCACTAATGCTCATGCTAGTATCGAACCTATCCCCATTGATGTCTTGTATCTTGTACAGTATCGGATTTGTCGAGAACCTTACCATCGAGCTCGCTGAGTAGTGCTTGACAGGGAAGGCCGTCACCTCATCACTCCTTTCCCCCAGTTTTGTCACTGTTGGCATTTTCATCGTCTTGCGAATCAATGTCTTTCTCGATTGATTTTTCCTCGTCATTTTTTTGTATATTTTTCATTTTAATGCTATCCGATTCTCTTTTTGCATCTGCCATGCGTGATCCAATGCCCTCCTCGCGGAACTCGTCCTCAATATATGCCTTTGATAGCTTCTCGGGAAACGCCATGCGTAGTGCATGCATCTCAGTTACCTTTGCGATCATAGTCCTTGGCTTTGTATCCCACATTGACGGAACATATTTGCCATTATAAGTTCTGCCGGCCTTGTAGTATTCTGCAAAGTACACAGTTGCTGTGTAGTCCCCGATCGTATCTCCCACTTTTCTCTTTACTGTAACAGTACATGACTTGACACTTCCATCTGCATTCTCCTCGAACACCGGCGCAGATTTCCCTATCTGCCCGCTTGCCATGGCCGTTGCCCTTACATCGTCTATGGACTGTACTAATGAGTATGCATCCCCGAATGGTATTGCATACACTTTCTTCTGTACAAGGTCTTGGAAAGTGTAGCCATTGAGCAACGCCTCGAGGCACGCTTGCCTTACAAGTTGCTCGCTCTTGAACCCCTTGAATGTAGTGGCCATGAGCGCGCGTATTGTTGCCGGATCCTTTGTCTGTTTTGCAAGCTCCTGATTTGCCTCTTGCACTATAGTAATTTCGTTATTCATTTTTTGATTAATTAATTTGCTATATTAATGCTCGACCTTTATGCACATTATACGCCCATGCTTTCCACATGGCAATACGATTTCATATGTTCATATGTGCATAACTTGTGGATAGTACTGTCAGCTTACTTATAAAAAAATCACCGGCCGTATTATGGCAGGTGATCCCTTTCAAGGAGGAGAAGTCTGATGACATATTACTGAATTGATTGAATCTCCAAGTTAAAGTTATCAGCAATTCTAGCAACAGCCTCTGACATTGCTTCCATATCCATTTTTGTTTCAACTCCTTTTTTATCAATGCTTTTTGCACAAACACCAGACTTTATAACTTCACTGTATTGCAGTCTTTTTGCAAATTGCCATAGTGCTGATACTAACTCCTCTTGTTTATTTATGTTTTTCATATCTTCTTCCCACAATTATCTCTGTGGGGGGGAGGTTAGTTAACTGGATAAAGAATTAAAGCAGGTTCACCATTTCCACAATCTTCTTCTCCGTATCCTTGTTTTTTCAGCTCTGGAGTAAGTTTTTCGTATTTAACTTCTCCAGACCAAGTAGAATCTGCCTGATAAACACTTTCGTCATCTATCCCCTCTAATGGGCTATACCCGTTCCCTTCTGAATCTTTTTGTAAAATAACAATCCTTTCATCATCTACGTTTTTTAATAGCTCCTTTAATTCTTTTACGTTCATACTCTCTTATAATTATTTTTTAATATAGTAGCTACAAAGTTTTGGCAGGTTGTTCAATACTAATTCAATCTCTGAACGACCAACTTTAGAACGTATTTCGGGCATATCCAATAAAAGAGTGACCAAAGCTCGTCTTGATAGGCTTGAATTCAAAAACTGTTCAAACCCTTTAGAAATTGTAATCAATGATTGTGCCAAAACCTCTGGTGTTTCTTTCTTTTCATCATTTTTTATAACCTTCACGTTTTGTGCTTTTTGTGTTTGCATATTTATTCTTTTAACTTATTAACTGCTGATTGTGCGTCTGAAAGATTTCTCTTTATTTGAGTCAAACTCTTGTTCCCCTCTGGTGTGCAATGCTTTCTATGATTTTTAAGATTTAACACCCACATTTTGTTTACCTCGCCCATCCATTCCTCGATAACACTTCCCCAAAATGCCATTTCTTCGCATTCACAAACGTCTGGGTCTTCCATATTGCAGGCACAATTTTCTCCGTGCATATCTCCGTGTTCTTGTATTTCCGCCTTCATTTTTTCCACCAGTTCTTTTATATTTGTTTCTTTGTACCCCTCATTTACTTGTGAGAGGATATGTTGAGCTGTGCGGTCTATTATTTGGTTTACCTTAAGCTCTATCCACTTATTCATTGCAGTTCTATCAACATTCTTGTAACTAAAAGTTGGCGGTAGTAACTCCATAAGCTCGGTTGATATTTCTTTTTTTATCTCTTCCTTTAGTTGTTGCAACATATTATTTTATCTTAAGACTCCGAATAATGTTGCCTGATTCTCGTTTAACTTTTCGACCTCACAGTGAGTGCACAGTTTGCCTTTTGCCCTAGTGTACTCAAATGCAATACGCTTCTTATTGCACCCGGTGCATACATAAGGGTACACTCGCCTGTACTTTTTATTTCTTGACTTTCCCATATTTTTTCTCCCTATCCAATTGTATTCGTATGCGATCCATGTCTATTGTTACAGTAATATACACGCCGTACTTGCCATTTTTCCCTTTGCGCGCTGATGCATCGTACATTACTTCGAGATTGCTTTTGCTCCTTAGCTCGAGAGCAATCCTGTGCGCTTGCGCACGGCTGAATGGTCCCACACATCTTTCGTACCATTGCATTTTAGTCATGATCGTCATCTTTACCCTCAAGGCGACACACACACTTTTTATTCCCGATACTTTGCATGTGCGGTCCAGTGTTTGCATCCTCCGCATATCTAAACTCCTCAATCACCCCAGTGTCATCACACTCGTCACATCTCTCATCCTTGTCTACAAGTAATCTTTCAAGGTCATCGGCTTCTAATGTATAGATGTTATCGTTTTCATCTGTAATACAAACTGTATCATGCAAGCCAAGGCGACTACTGTATTCCCCTAATTCTACTTTTTTGATTTGCATATTTTTATTCAAATATATCGCACTCCGGGTATTGCTTATAAATTGCGTACCATGCTGAGGGTGTTGTGCTGTACTTAAGTTCAACACACTTCTCATAGCTATCAGCCCACTCAGCAAGTCGCGCATCACGCTCCCTTGATAATACTAGCCCCCATACAATAGCAGTAATACAAAACGCAACTGCCAATGTAGTAATTATAATATCTTTCATAGTGTGATTATATGATTTCGTACAAGCAATGTCCATAGCATTGCTGTGGATAACTATATCTGATACCATAGTACATGGTGATTTCCCAGTCACCATTTGACTTTCTTGTTAGTGCGCACTCAAAAAAGCACCCCTGATGGGGTGCTTTTTGATTTGCTTTTTAGCCGTTGTTTACCTCGCTACTTACCTCAAGCCCGCGCTTTTGAAGCCACGCGATGAGTACCTTGAGCACCACTCCCACCCCTATAAGGGTCAAGCCTATAGTCAATGTATTAAGCTGTGTTAGGCCGGCGCCGATCAATAAAGATGCGGCTTCTCCAACTGATAGATTTGAATTGTTTTGCATTATATTTTATAAACTATTAAGCACTGCCCTAGTGCGTGGTCCGACTCTACCATACCCAGGGTCATTTTGAGTTGCGATCCTGTACTGATCTTGAAATGCCTGAACCGCTTTTTTTGTTATTGCTCCATAGTAGCCGGTACACTGTGCATTTATAGGGAATAGGCCTTTCACTTTAAGTACAGCCTGAAGCTTTGCGACATCGTTACTGGTCATGCCATATTGCATGTCGTATGCAAAGTTTACCTTAAGACTTTCTATGACCTCATGTGTATCTTCGAATATAAAGTTGATAGGATATGCCGCAAACCAATTGCGCTCCTTGAAAAAGTCCTCAGTAATTATCCTTTGTCCGCCTAGGCCGTAGTTTGGCCCCCACGAGTCCTCAATAATCAAGCACTTTTTGCCCTCGTATAACGTAAAGTCTACGGCCGTCACGCTGTGCCTCAGCGTGCTTTGCGCATACAGATCAAGCGTACTGTCCTTGATTGTCGGCACGTCCACCCATTCACTTCCGTTAAAATAGAACCACACCATGACCGCCTTGCCGGTAGTCTGAATAGTTGAGGCAACTGTGTCGATGTTTTTTGTAGCAAGCTGTAGATAGTTTGGTACCTTGAATACCTCCCCCACCTTTTTTTTATACTCGGGGATTGCAATTGTATCCATTTGAGCATCTGTCATGCTTTGGCTTGGTACCAAGCTCTCAAGCGTAATGCCTTTCGTGGCGATACTGAATGCATCTACGCCACCCATACCGGCCGCCGGCTTGTTTGCTCTTTGTTGATAGATGTGAGTTGCACTAAAGTGTACGTATTCCTTTTCCTTGAGCCAGTACATTACCCCGAGTAGCTTTGCAAGTGTTTGCGCCACGCATGACCCCGATCCGTTTTGATTGAAAATAGGAAAAGAACGCCACTCGCCCTTTGGCTTTTCTCTCCATTCTACGGGATTTATTGCTGATACTACCTCTGATTGATGCCAATCTTTTGCCCTTTCATCAGCAGGTCGTGTATCAATTACTGCGCCGGATTGAAATTGCATACTTAGTTATTACTCTGATCTTTTATTTTAAGCACTGTCTTTACTTCGACAATGTCCTTTTGAATTGATATGAGGAGGCCTTGCAAGCTTTCGTTGTTGCCCTCCTGTTTATTCCTAAACACTTCGAGTGCTTCCACCCGGTTAATTATGCTTGACCATGTTGTGATCAAAGCAACAATGAATGAAAGGAGAAGCCAATACTGCTTCACAAATGCAAGGATATTAAATTGTTGAGGCTGGTTCTCGTTCATAACTATACATTATCGTGCTTTAATAATAATACTGTTGCGGATAGTGCCAATCCAATCTTTCGGCTTTGTGAGCCGGCCGAGGTAGCAATTGATCCGTTTGTATTTCCAAGATAATAAGTCACGCCAGGTGTAAGCCCTGACAGTGCATCGTCTGAACCTCCAGTAATAATCTCATCAGTATCATCAGCATCGCCTCCGGCTGTAGTAAACCCTATGAAGTTATTTGCCCTGAAGTCATTGCTTGAAGCGCTTGATGCATACACTTTCCCGACTGTTGATGTTTTTAAGTTGATGTCAATATACAATGCGCCATTGATTGCGCTCCAGTTTGAGCCGGCATCGGTTGATTCGTTTGTGCCTTGACCTCCAGTGTCGTTTCGTTGTACATAAGAAGCCGTGTATGTAAGCGTACCACCTAGTGATGTGATCCTAAGCACAACATGATAGTCTGTGCTGTTTGAAAGTGCTGCGGTGTTTAGTGTGAATGAAAATGCGTTGACTGCCGCGCCTGTGAATAAGAAAGTACTTGATGCGTTAGCAAGTGATGCTCCTGTTGGCTTTCCTGCGCTGTTTGCATAGATATCACACCTGACTGTCATGTTGCCTGAGTGTGATGCGTTTGAGTACCCGAGCCTTGCTGTTACTGTAAGTATTCCCTCATTGTATGCGGGAGTAGTAAACTTTTGAGCAAAGTAATTGTTTGCATCAATAAACGCATCTGCTGTCGCGGTGCCTCCTAAGTTAGTTGTTGTAGTAGTCCCTGGTGACAAAACTGCCGGCTTGTTTGCAGCAATAGTTTCGCCAAGTACAAGACTAATCCTGTCCTGCTTATGCACAGTCGCAAAGTTTGCGTTGAGATCACTAGCATTGACAATTTCACCTGCACTCCAAGTTTTCATATAAGTGTGTACTTACCACTAATATACATTGAGCCTGATTTTACCCATCCTCCGGTCTTTAATAGTGACCATGCTTGACCCGAGTTTGCGGATGCTGTGCCGTCAATAAATGCGCCGAACTCTTGGAATGTCTGGTCAGCCACATCACCTGATGCAATGAACCAATCAATATAAGCAATGTTGTCATCAAATGCCTGGCTGTCCGCCTGACTTCTGTATACCTCAGTAGTTAGCTGAGTTGATGCGTTTGTGAATGCCGGGCTTGCGGCACTTCCTACAGCTCCATAATCTACCTCACCAGTGTATGTTGTATCCCCTGCAAGTATGCGCGCGAGCACATTGCGCCCGGTAGTAGGAATAAGGTTGTGAGCAGTTCGTACGTCTATGATTGCACCGGCCACCTTGAGTGAATCAATCAATGCCTTGTTGCCTTGCCTTAGCGCAATTCTAACGTCGTCAACAATCTTACTGCCACGCTCTACCCATGGTGCAAATGATATGGCAGTATACTCGCCCTTGATCTTTCCTTGCTCCTTAGTTGTGAAGTTTTTTGTTTGCATATTTTTTATAAAAATACAGAGCACGGTTTTTTTATTCCGTACCCCTCGGTTTTTCCGTTGGAGCTTCTTTAATAAAATCAATTATAACACTACTACCTAATATGCGACAAGTGATATGTTCAATCGCCCGGGTCGCTTTGTGTCTGTTTGGCTTGTTGGTGAGTATGGACCGAGCACATATGTTGCATCAGTATCATCTCCAAATGGGTCAATCTCATAGTTTTCTTGTACCTCAATCTCAGCAATATCTTGGTTTGGGGACACCACTTGTATTTCTTCCTGAATGTTTATATTTTGCGTGTCTGTAAATATCTCCTCGCTTACTTCCTGCTCATCGCTAGGCTGTGGATCCGGCTCGAGCATTTTTTGGAGTAGCGTAATGAAGTCATACTTCTTTGTTGATACAAGCTCAACATCGTACTCAAATGAGTTGTGATCCCTCATCTTGAATGCAAGCGCTTTAATGATTAGCTGTTCATCTATTCCTTGGGCGGTACTTTGAATGTTAAGAAGCATGCCGGCCCTTAGCCCTGCTGTGTATGTCTTGAAGCGTGCATCAACAATAGGCTCTGAGCATGTGTACAGCTCGGCATTTGCCCTGCGCCTTGCTATGACATTGCTCTCAATCGAGTTATCGCGAATAAGTTTTTCTATGATGCCGTACTCGGCAATACTTACCGGATCCTCGGATATTGCAAATACCGGCACTTTTGGATTGCCTGAGAAAGCAATTACGTCACCGGCGCTGAGGTTGTTTTCAAAACGAATCATTTGCTCCTGAAAGTTGTATAGCACGTCATCAGTGGTGAAGTCATTTATGAAGTCAATACCTACGTTTTGTGATACAGCCCCTCCACCGGTATCGAGTGTCACTGTTAGATTTGCAAATCTGTACGGCAATTTGAATGACTTTGAATCATTACCTGATACAGTAATACTGTCGCTGAATGTTGCACCGTCATACTCTCCCCCGCGCACCTTGACTCTGTTAGCCACCTGACTGCCATCTCTATTCCTGCGGAGTGTTTTGTACACGTAATCTCCGTTTGTATCGGTTAAATCAAAAGGTGCAGAGTTTGCATATTTTGGGAAAAAGTGTACGTCTTTTGCTTCGTCAACATACCAATCGAAGCTTACTATATCGGCAAGCTTTTTGATGCAGGTACTAAGTGGAAGCTGATTGAACACTATTTTCTCAATCAAAAAAGTTGAGCTCACATTTGCGTATGTAAATGTCGGCGCATATGAATCAATAAGGTCGGCAATTATATCTCCGATGGTTTGATTTGTGTAAGTTCTAGCCGCAAGTATCCTGTCCATGGTGTACGTGTGATCAACACATCTTACATCGTACTCGATGCCACTAGGCCCGGCTGTTGGTGACTGTGTTACGCTTATTATCACGCCACCGAATATCTTTGTTGATCCATCGTAAATGCTCACCTCATCGCCGTAGGTTGGCGCAAGTGTTTTACTGCCGGCTTTGCGCACAGCAAAAGAAGCAGTGTCCACCTGATTTGTAATGCGTTGCACCACCTCAAGCGACCTCTGCTCGATCTGACTTGTAACATCAGTGCTATTGATTTCGATTACAATTGCCATGGTTTATATTGCAAGCTTAGTGTTTGACCTTAGTCCTGCCATTATTGCTTCCTGTACTTTATCAATCAGCTCGCGTCCCGACACATCTCCATACACATTGACGACCACATTACCGCCTCCGGCGCCGTTTGGTACTATACTCCCGCTTGAGCGCGGTACAAATAGCTCGGGACCCTTTTCGCCCACCATATAGGGCATACCTGCCTCTACAGGCCCCCCAGTTGCCCTGCCTGGTATAACTGCGTTAATTACTGCGTTGGTTGCGCCTGAAATGAAGCTACCGGCCTTTGACGTTACTTTGCCGGCCCACTCCCATGCCGTCTTGAACTTCTCGATGAGGTTATCAACAACAACAATGACGTCTGATATTATGTCAATTGTTGCGTTCCATGCTTTCATCCACACATCCATAAGGAATGACTCTATCTTTACGAACCATGTCAAGAGCGCAATGACCGCGATTACAAGCCCTCCGACTACAGTCACAAGCAATCCGACTGCCACGACCAGTGTCACGCCGAATGCGAGTGCAGCTGCCTCAAGGAAAGGTTGCAGTCCTTTCATCGAATCCCACAGCTCAGTAAGTGCCGGCTTAAGTTGATCCATAAACACAAACACCAAAGTCCTCCACGTTTCAGTAAGCATTGTCACAAGCCCTGTGTTTTCATCTAACACTTGAAGCCACTCCTGCACAGTACTTATGGCCTCGGCTACGTTTTGCTTGTAGTTGCCAAGCCATGACGATGCAAAAATCATCGACTCAGTTAATAGTTTGAATAAGCCGGTAGTCTTTACCATATCGGCCATAAAAATACCGAGGCTGTCTTTCATGTTTGATGTAGCCTGATTGAATGTGCCTGACTGGTTTTTGTATGCATTGAAAAATCTACCCCCGGCATCGTTAGCCTGATCAAACATTTTTGTGAGCAATTCGAATGTGACCCCACCATTTTCTATAAGCTCAGCCAAGGCTTCACCAGACTTGCCAGTTGTTTCTGTCAACATTTCGTAGATAGGAATACCTGCGAACGCAAATTGTTTGATATCAATAGTAGCCGCCTTTCCAACTGCTGCGATTTGTTGAAGGTTTACTATAATGCGGTCAAGTTCAGCTTGTCCTTTACCCATTGCCGCAAGTCCCTCGCCAATATCAAGGATAATATCAATTGATTTGTTTCCGTCTTTTGTTACCGACGAGAGCAATTGTACTGCTTGCGTGAGTCCAGGCAGTTCAAATGGTGTGCGTGCCGCTTCTACCTTGAGCCTTTCCACAGTTGAAGCCGCTTTCTCGGCTGATCCCAAGAGTGTCTTTAGACCAACCTCAGCAGTTTCAAGTTGCGCCGCCACTTTTACCCCCCATGTTGCGCCGGCAATAGCGGCCGCACCAAGCGCAACTGTTGCGTACTTAGCTGCGCCCGCCACATACTCCAAAGCACCACCCCAACGAGTAGTGCTTTTCTCAGCCACATTAAGTTCGCCTGACAATTTTCGGAGCTCTTTCGAAGCATCGTCTTGCAGTTTGAGTACAATTTGTAGCTGTCGGTTGTCCATAAAATTATCTCTGTTTTAAGTTTTTGATTTTCTCTAAGCGGTTTATCTCAGCGATGATTTCAAGGTATTGCATTATGTCCTCAAGTGGTTGCTCGCGAATCTGATTTGGTGTCCATCCATACCTTGACGATAGTGCCTCGTAGATAACTGGCTCGCTCCACTGTTTTTTGCCTTGTAGTTCGAGCCTAAGTTTGTCACCAGTGACTATTTTTTTTTAGGGTTTGTGATTGCGTTCACGGCCTCAAACAGCTTATCCCCATCCTCGATTGACAAATTGTCCATCCACTCCTTTGAGTATTCTGATGTTTTGCCATCGTTGGTAGTAATCTTTTTCACACATAGCTCAAGTGCCTTGTATTTTGCTTTTGCAAGCACTGACGGATCAAGCTCAAAGTTTTGCTTTTCTTTATCTGTCATACCGGACACCCTGAATCCGCCAAGCATAGCTGAGCGGATTTGTTCTTGCATACCCCATGTAATCTGTTCAACAATCTCTACAGTGCCAGTTGAAAGTGTTACGTTAATCATGTTTATGCGCTTGGTACGTTAGTGTACGAAGCAGTAAGGTTCTTTAATGTGACGGTCGACTGCTCGCCATCTGTTGGATTGTAGAATGCGCGGAAGCTTATTGGCTCAGTGACAAGTTCGTTTGCACCTCCGGCGCGGTTCCAATCCATGAATTGCACCTTGTTGAGTACAATTGTGACTGTTGGTTTGTTACCTGATCCAATGTCTGCTTCACCCTCGATGGTAATGCTCATATACTTTGCACTGTTGCCAAGATACAAGTCTTTGAATGTTGCATCTGCAAAGTTGAGTGTAAAGTTTCCGTCAATCATCATTCGTGCATTGTAGATATCATCAGGAGTGTATGCGCCGACTACGTGGTCGCGAATAAGACCCTGATCCCATCTGAATGCGAGGTCTTTGACCTTTGTCGCTGTTGCACCTGACAAACCTGCTTCGCTATCAGCAATCTTCACTGTGATGTCGCGAGCCACAAAGTCATACTCTGTGTCATAGCTAGGCGTATCTGAGTTAGAAGCGGCGACCGATGCTAGGAATGATGCGCTGAATCTTACGTACTCGTCAATTGCAGCAGTCACTTCTAGGGTATTAATCATTGCGTTTGAGAATGTCTTTTGCTGTACTGCGCCATCCTTTGCAAAAAGTGTAAGCGATGGGTGCTGTATGTTTTGACCCAATGAGAATACGTGAGATTTCACTGATCCTGTTACAGTTGATGTCACTACTACTCCGTAAATGTTAGCAAGAAGCCATCCAAGTACGTCTACATGAAGTATGCCCTCAAGGTCACCCTCAATGTGCGACTGTACTTTCCTGCGACCCTCGCCATCCTCAAGCCTACCTCGAGTCGTATCATCTAGTGCGTGGGTTGCGCGCTCTACTACGTTTGCAGTCACCTTGCGCATCCACTTGTCTGCGCTTGATACTGCGGTGCCACGTGTCGCTTCAGTTGCGACACCGAACTCAATCTCTCGTCCTACAATTTCCATGTTGTTGCTCTTAATTTTTAATAAAAACAGGGCACGTGCTTGTGTGCACGGTCCCTCGGTTTTTCCGTTAGGATCAGTACCTTATACAATTATCATAACACGCTAGTTTGTGGTGAGCAATCTCATCTCCACATATAGCGGTGCATAAGCCACCAGACCATCCTCCTCCTCCGACATTTCCCAACTATCAGCGCTGTCAATCTTTACAGTACAGCGGTGCCCGGTAATAACCCCCTGATTCCAATCTTGGTTGAATTGAGCAATTATAGCATCGACTGTATGTGGCAACACAGTGCCAAATGCCACCTCGGGAGTAGTGCCTGATGTACCTACCATCACCACCATCATAAATCTATACACGGCCATATTCTCTGAGTTAGTTTCGAATGTGTTTGTTAGCCCTGCCGGTTTATAGAATACGCACGGAAACTTTGTCAACTTTGTCTTTGGTACGCTAAATACGTCTTTTATTTCAGGGACTGATTCAAGTGTTTCTCTTATCTTTTGAATTAGTGTTGTATACATCGGTCGTAATGTTTATGGCACTTTGCGCACAAGCTCATCCAGTCATCTAACTTTCTATAATACTTTCCGCTTTTATTTGCCCAATGCATTGTGTGATTGCCTGTTTTTATAATACCACACTTTTCGCATTTTAATGCTTTACCTCTATGCCTTTCTACCCATGCATGCATTGGTCTGTATTTTACAAGATTTCCTTGCCATAAGTAATTTTTATTACCTGTGATATTTGGCCTTGGCCGTCCCCTTTGCTTGTCTCCAATTTTCTTGTGAGTTTCGGCAGTGTGTATTCTTGATTTAAGTTCATCATCTTTGCCTCTACATTTTATACTGCAATATATTTTTTTATTTCCGGCTTTGATATGGCACGGAAATGTTCTAAACTCCTTACTGCATATTTTGCATTTTGTCTTCATTTGTGTATTTTCTATGATGCCAAGTCCTTGACAATCTCCTTAAGCATACCACGATATAGATTTTCAATCTCCCCCATTTTAGTATCTTTTACGTATTCAAGCCACGGCCTACCCTGCATCCTTTTTGTGCCGTGGTGCACATACTTTGCGTATGGTGCGACCGATGTGTTTGGCCCAATAGTACCAGTCAATCCGCTTATGCTTGTTATGTGTGAATCGCGCAAGTTGCCAGATCGTATTTTTTGAAATCTCCTCGGGTAGCGTGGGTCATTTGATACCGGTGAACCTCCACCTTTGCCACCTATCCTCCACGGATCACGGATGATACCTGCCTTGTATACCGCAAGTCCTCGTGTCAAGAATCTACGCGCCTCGTCAATTACCCTCTGTGGGTTCCTTGCGATAGCCGCCCTCAATTCTTTTAGTCCGATCCAGTGTATGTCTGCCATATAAATATAATACAATCAAAGTTGCTGTTCGGAAAGTGCCCGCCAACATGTCCAGTATTTCTCATTCCCGCTCAAAAACTCATCCACTATAAAGTTTATTGCAAATATATAGTCAAGCGCTTGCTCTTTTGTTACAGTCGGATGACTAGGCAAGTGTATTTGTACCAAGCCTAACGATTGCCCTCCATCGCCTACTGCTTTTGGGTTCCACGTTGATTCTCCGTTTGGGCATAATGTATTCCCTGGTTTACCTCCAATTACCCACTCTATCTCTTTGATTTTGCCCTCTGGTAGCCCTTTTTGTCTTGATATGGCTGATATTGCCTCTTTAATGATTTCCTTTGTCACCGGGGCGTTTGTGCCCTTTGTAATAGTTATTTCAAATGGCGCCGAGGCTGAAGAGTGAAGCGTGGTCGCTGATAGGAGTGTGGCTATAAATATGGAATATATTAATTTCATACATTTATCAAAGCCGTTATGCAACGTCCTTGATCGCTGTCAGTTCGAGGTGTTGGTTTCCACCAACAACATTGTCTTGCACGTTTTTCACTGAATACGTACCGGCATTTGCACCTGTTGTTATCGTAAGTGTGTCACCTGGTTCAACGTCAGTATTTTTTGCGCACCATACAGTGAATGTTTTACCCCATGCCTCGCCAATATGCTCGGCAAGTTGAGGTTGGCTTTGCTGTATGTGCCCAATAAAAGTACCAACGGAAGCCTC